GTCGAAAGAATAGGACAGCGCCTCAGCCAAGCCTTGAATGTTTGATTTTTGCGCCGCATGGATGGTGGTGGTTGGGATTTTGTCCGGTTCGCCGCCCGATCCGTTTACGGTCGTTAAGGTTGACATGCTGGTATTGAAAGCCACCGGCCTAAAGGTTCCGCTGGTGAAGTCATCAAAAAGCGTGCTGTCCTCGCCCTCCAGCTTGAAAGAGGTATTAGCCACAACACCAGAAACGCGGAAAATCCGCAAATTAACCTGGGTCATGCCTTGCACTTCCATCAATACAAAAGTGCCGTTGCTTGGTGGCGTTGTGCAAGAAACAACCGCCTCAGTCGCTTTGCTGATTGCAGTGACCGTAACCGCCGCCCCTGGTGCGTCAGACATAAAAACCTTTACGTTTGTCCATGTTGAAATATTGGCCATTGCTACCCCTTATTAAATTTGCTGAATGATTGTTCGTGATGTGAAGTTGTCGCGCCAAACGTAGAACCCGTCTAAAAAACTGATTAGGTCGCCGCCTGCAAACTCCATAGGCTCGAAATTTACTGACGGCTCCCACCCGATCAATTCCGCCTTGATTAGCTCCCTTAGGTCGTGGCTTGCGTCTGCAGCGTCGCCGCCCATGGAGTCAGAAACGCAATAAATGGTCGTAACCACCGAAACCTGAACATCGACGTTTTGAATGACAAGTTGGGTGCTTAATCCGCTTGATGCCGACTCCCTTGTTTGAAAAACATAAGCCCCTTTGTCGGTTTTTTTGCCCTGTAAAATTTGCGCCAAGCTGGCCGCGCCCGCGACTTCTTTTAGCTCGGTTACATTGTTTTTAAGGCGCGATTGAGTCGCCGGTCTGATGTTTTCCATTGCTGCACTATGCCGACTGCAGCGCTTAGAATTAAGGTGAAGCGCTTCCTAAAAAGGGTTTTATTGCCGTGGCGGGTCGTCTGGCCGTGAAGCCACTTTGATAGTCGAAAACCCTGTTCGGGGTCTGCGCATTTGGACAAGGGGTTAGAAAACCCTATCGCGTATCACCCGCGAATGGGGTATGTGATGCAATGATAAATGGCACCTAAGACAACCCCTGAGCGGGTTATTTGGTGCCACAGATTTGATTTTTAGAAGCTGGACAGCGACTGATCCGACATTATTGGGCTTTGCTCTTCGATGTAAATTGACCCTGAACTTTGCTCTTGTGAAGCGCCGTTTTGATCAAGACCAAGCTTGAATTTGCCCGACGAAACGCCCTTTAAAAACTCTATTGCTGACCTGTAGTTTGATTCGACGACCTCAACTTGCATGTCATAAAAAAGGTTGTTTCTGGCGATGTCGCAAGCCCGTTTTTTTAGATTGAGAGGCACCGATGACAATGGAAGAGCATAGTCGGTAAGATAGTCGTCAATCTCCGCGCACGCGTCATCAATCGCCATCTGAGCAACAGAATAGTCAATTGACCCTGTTCGCGCCCGGTCGGTTCGTTGCAATATTTCAGCCTCTCCGAACCGATCAATCAAGTCTTGTGCTGTGCAGTAGTTCACGATACCGACCTCAAGCCTATTCTGTATCAGTTAAAAAGCCCCTAGATTTTAACTCTCTTGCCATTTCGCAAAATGGCTTGACTACATAACTCCCTGCTATTTTTCCTGCCTGGATATAGTCAAACAAATCAATATAATCACTAATAGCCCAAGTTGTGCTGTCCAATGCGGTTGATGCTGATTTGTGACCGTAAATATTAATCCATGCCCCGGCATCCCTAGCAGCGTCAATGTTTGCTTTTGCCTGTGCAAGTGATGTTGTATTGTTAAGAGAGAATCCGCCTAATATTAATCTTGAGCATTTTGGGAACCTTGTGCTGTATAGCGCATAAATTCCAAAAAATCCGGTCGATACAATCATTCGGATAAATTTAATCCCTACTTCCTTTAAAGCATTCTGCAACGGGTCATTTTCAAAACCGTTTTGCACCGGATAACTTGCAAATACCCCTTGAGGATAGGACGCGCACTCAATATCAACACCAAGCTCCATCATCGCATCTTTGTCGGCTCTCAATTTCTCAACAAATGCGTCATATCCTATGCCGTTAAGCTCGTCCATCCAGTTCCCGTTACCGTATACCCCTCCTGGCCCGTGAATTGCCAGTTCGTGACCCATGGCCCTAATATCCATCAAGTCGCTTTTGGTCAGATAATTATTTGTACCTATTAAGTCTGGCATAATAAAGTAAGTTAGCCTTATCCCTCTTGCCGCAGCTAGCGCCGCAACTTGATATGAAGACTTATGCCCGTCATCTATTCCTACCGATATTGCTGCACGCTGTTGAGATAACACAACCCCGCGAAGGTCGGCAAAATATAAAGTCCTGATAGTGTTTGTTGATGAATTAACCCTAAACCTGACCTGATTTATGTTACTCCAACTTGGTGAGCCAGTTATTGAAAACAATGACTTTAATATTCGGCAAATATTCCACCCAGGGTTTAAAACTTGGATGTTAATCGAATAATAATCAGACGTACTTGGTGTTGATGTAAATAAATATAGCGCGCCGAATGTAGGTGAAACCGCGTCGTACTGCTCGCTAAAATATGATATCTCAATATAGTCATATTCAGACATGTTTACTGCGCTAAGGGGTGCGGTTGCTGATCCGTTTAAACCTGATGATGCTGGGGTAGATATTTTTATCGTTTTTGATCCTGCGCCACTTCCAAGCCCTAAGTGCAACGCCGATAATGCAGACTCCCCCCCCGACGCCTCGACCATTGTCCAAGCTTTATCACTAATATTAGTGATGCTTAAAGGGTCGATTATTTTTGCCATTGGCGGAAGATATACCTCACCTGTTCCTGGTTTTTTTACTTCAAACCCAACCGACTCGCTAGCAGTTGAAAAATTACCCGCCAAGTCAAACGCCTTAACTTCAACTCTATGCTCACCTGGAAGCAACCCTAAAATGATAATGCTTGGATTGTTTCCGTTGCTTATTGCTGCGTGAGCGTTTCCACCATCTATGAATGCTGCATACCCAGCAACACCCACCGTATCAGTAGATTCTGCAAAGGTGATGGTGACACCATCACCCGAAATGTTACTAACTACTGGCGTTCCTGGCGCTGTTGGTGGGGTGGTGTCTGGCGTCCCTGGGTTTGTTGCCGGGGTTGCAATCCTTGTCGCAACCGATCTTCGTGGCCCCTTCATTACTTGCCGCCTTTGTCTTTGTCAGCTTTGGTCGCTGCCTTGGTCGCTGCCCTGGCTGCTGCTTCAGCTTCGGCTGCTTCAGCTTCGGCTGCTTCAGCTGCTGCCCTGGCTGCTGCGTCATCTTCCTCTTCGCCTTCCGCCTCATCTGGCACATAAAGCGACACAGCGCCCGACTCAACCAATGCGCTTAATTGCTTTTTACTTAAGCCGATAGACTCGGAGTCAACTGGCTTTCTGCTTTTTTCGTGCAGCTCGTTATCATGCAGCACGTTGTCATTTAAAATAATTTTAGGCATAAGTCACCAAACCATAATTTAAAAAAGGGCGGTTTCCCGCCCTATGAATTAGCCCGACCGATTAGGCTATGACCGAGGACAGCAGGAACCCGAATTCTGGCGCTGCGACAACTTCTTTGACCGATTCGCCAGCCCTTACATTGACGCCACCAAACAGACCGATATTGGGGTCGACGATGGTTCCCGCGATTCTGTCGCCGAACTGCGCTGTATAGCCCCAAGCGTTGCCGGAATCGTTGTCAAAGTCGCCTTGATAGAATCCAGCCAAGAACTTACCCCAAATTCTTGTTTTAACCGGTGTCTGGCCTTTGACAGCTGTATTCTGCCAACCATCGCCCACAATAATCTCTTCGACTTCCAGCAAGTCAGCCAACTGCTGACGGGTGATTTTGCCCGCTTGAGCACCTGCCCAGAATGCCGCCTCTATCATTTTCGGGTGTTGCGAAAGCTGCGTCCAAACGTCGCGACCCATGACCACCTTGTTAGGCCGCATAAACGGCTTGTCTAGGTTGGTAAGCAAATCATTCAATGGATTGCTGTTCACCTTGTCAGACCATTGGCTTGTGCCAGAAAGGGTCGCGGTGTACGCGTAGTTTCCAGCCGTAGTCGTGATTGCTGCGGCTCTGATTTCCCTGCGAAGCTCAACAAAGCCCATCACCCGCGCCACCGCTCTGGCCAACGCCGATTCTGAAGGCCCGTTCATTTCGTCCTGGTTCGGAACCGGCTCGTCTAAGCCCTGGTTGACGGTTGCCAAATAGGTGGGGTCTTGCGCCGAATTTGCCAGCTTGTTGACGTTTGAAGTTCTGCCGACCGTGGTGTCGGGTGGAGAAATCCACTCGGCCATTCTGTCAGCCAAGCTGATGAACTCCTGAGAGTCAACCTTAGTTCTTGGCAAAACTTGGTCAGCAATCAAGCCCTTTTGTCGATATTTAATAGCTACCGCCGAAAGCTTCGGAACGATAACCAATGG